TACACACTAACAATGTGATGCATTGGATGGGGATATAATGTCAGGTGAATTTACAGGACTAACAGGATTTAAATTAGGGCAAGCGGCAGTTACTGCAGCTGCAGCTATTGTGTATGAAACTCCAGTTAACACACGTACTTATATAAAAGATATTATGGTAGCTAATACTACGGGCGGTTCACTTGATGTACAAGTATATATTGTTGCAGGTGGGGGTGCAGCAGCTACTTCTAATGCTCTTATATACAACAAAACAATAGCAACAAAAGAGTATTTACATTGGTCAGGATTACAGATAACTAGTCCTGGGGATACGATACAAGTTTTAGGTAGTTCAACGGGACTTACTATAACTATATCAGGAGCGGAAGCGGTATAAAACGGTTTATATATGGACATATACATGATATTATTAGACAATATAGAATGGGGTAATTTAAAGATTCCTCCGATTAATCTTTACAATGCACCGAAGGGTTAATTATGGAAGACTTTAAGAAGCTTATAAGAGACAAAGAAAACCCTAGACGAAAAGGGTTTGATCCTAAATCTAAAACTTGGAAGCCCCACAAATCTGCTGAAGGTGGTACAGATACTATTGGATGGGGGCACAAATTAACCTCTGCAGAACAAGCGGGAGGTTATGTAATTATTGGGAAAGAAAAAGTTCCTTTTAGTGAATTGACAGAAGAAAAAAATAATGCCCTTTTTGAGCAGGATTGGAACAATAATACACAATTAGCTGCTAATTTTATTAATGAAAAAGGTGATTGGAATAGTTTATCTGAGCCTCAAAAACTTGTTTCTACTGAGTTATTTTTTAATATGGGGCCTAAAGCTAAGCAATATAAAAACTTTAGAGATAAATTAATAAATCAAGATAAAGGGTTTATTGAAGAAATCAATAGAACTTATACAAACCCTGAAGGCGAAACAAGGTCATTAACAGAAAGAACAGATCCAATTAAAGAGTGGTATAGAAGTCAAACAAAAAAAGAAGAAGCATCGGAGAAACAATCTTTTTTAGATTTTGAACCTAATAATTATTTTGGGGAAGCAACAAGAACAGCAAGCTTAAACAACAATATGGTTTATGGTGGAAGCGATAATTTATATGCAAACCAGAATTTACCAAATGCACCACGAAATTTAGAAAGGGCTGAGTTACCCCCTGATCAAACAATTATCCCTTACCGGGAAACTATAAAGGAAGATGTCACTGTGAGACCAGATCAAATAAGAACAACTGAAACCATTGGTGTAACAGCCCCTCGATACCCTGTGGACGCACAGCAAGAAAGAGCAAGACGCAGTATGATGCACGGTAATTACGATGATCGAATGGAAGACTATGAGTATGATAGAGAATATCAAGAAGACTATCCTTATTTATATCCAAGAAACACAGGTAGCTATGCCTTACCTCAACAGCAAGCAGCTCAAAGAATGATGGGCGGCGGTATGGGATATGCTGAAGGTGGTACTGTTAATCAAGCTCAAGGCATAGCGTCTTTAGGCCGTGGTGGTGACTCAACTCTAGTACATATGCAACCTCAAGAAGTAGCGGGTCTACAACAAATGGCACAAGCCAATGGCACTTCGCTAACTACAAACCCAATGACAGGAATGCCTGAAGCATTTAGTTTGGGTAATATGTTTAAAGCCGCGTTACCTATAGCCGCAGGATACATGACTGGCGGAGCGGCAACTCCATTTTTAGGGGCAGGCACAGCGACTGCTTCTGCAATTACCGCAGGGGCAGCAACAGGCGCAGGACTCGCAGCAATGTCAGGGGAAGATGTTCTTGCAGGAGGATTATCTGGTGGTTTAGGCGGTTATAGTGGTATGGGGTTAGAAACTGCATTAGGCGGTTCAGCAATACCGGCAGCAGGAGGAGCAGGAGCTGGAAGTACCGTTAATCCAGCATTAGTAAGTAGCTCAGCACCTATAGCATCAACAGCTTCTGCGGGGTCAGTAGGTTCATTTAACCCTGCATTAGACAGCACTTTAACTACTGCTGGAGGCGGTGCGGCTCCCTTAACTCAAGGTTCTGTTTTTGATCCTAGTATAAACCCCGGCGCAAGTACTCTTGATACAATAAAGCAGAATTTAGGTGTAAACAAACCTATTGAAGGAGTATTCAAACAAGATGGTAATATGATCCGGCAAGCGACTGAATTTGTACCAGGAGATAATTTAGACGTAGCTATGAAATTAGGTTCCCCAGCAGTAAGCATGGGAATGGGCGGATTAGAAGCGAGTGATTTTTACGAAGACGTAGATTTTAGTGACCCAAGAGACAAGTACAATCCTAATAGTAAACTTAATTTAAACAAAGATACTGGCATTTCAACTGCACTAGCTGCAGACACAGGACTTAGATTACTTGCTGAAGGCGGCTCTATAAATTTAAACCAACGAGGTCAAAACTTAAACCAACGAGGTCAAAACTTAAACCAGCAAGGTCAAAACGTAAATAGTCGAGGTATTAATGTTGGTGGTAGGGGGATAAATACAAGTGCATTAACTGGTATGCAAGGCCTAGGCTCACTAAATCTAAACTCTAACGCAATGAGGCTCACACCAGAACAACAAGACTTAATAGATAACCCTCAATATAAATTAACTGGTACTGGCATAATGGGGCAGACGAAATATGTTCCAGTAGGCTTTAGTGGTATAGGAAGTTATAACGACCCTTATGGTATGACTCAAAAAGCTGGCGAAGCAGAAGCAAAACAAATAGCAGAGCTAAAACTACAAAAAAAAGGCGTGGACTCTTTGAGTTTAAATAGCAGGGGGATAAATCTTAGTGGAAAAAGAAGGTTTGCTGTAGGCGGATACTTAAAAGGTCCAGGTGACGGTATGAGTGATGACATCCCTGCTACTATAAACGGAGAACAACCAGCAGCTTTAGCAGACGGAGAATTTGTAGTACCGGCAGATGTGGTCAGTCATTTAGGCAATGGCTCTTCTGAAGCTGGGTCAAAACAATTATATGCAATGATGGATAGAATAAGAAAGGCTAGAACCGGTAGAAAATCTCAAGGAAAAGAGATTAAACCTGGAAAGTATATGCCTAGATGAAGCAAGTCCATACGGTAGCACCAGATAAAGTTGATGATATATGGGATGAAGTTGGTCCACTGTTAAACTTAGCAATGCTTAAATATAATGATGCTGATTACGGCATAGACTATTTAAAAGAACAAGTAGTTAAAGGTAAACAGCTCTTGTTTTTAGTTGTAGAAGATGAGAAAATAATCGGAGCTTACACTGTAGATATTATAGATTATGAGAATCACCGAGTAGCTTTTACTACATGCATGGGTGGCAGAAAAGTGTTTAATAAAGATACTGTTAAACAATATGAAGACTGGGCGAGGTCACAAGGAGTCACTAAAATAAGAGCTTATGCAAGTGAAGCTCAAGCAAGATTGTTTAGAAGGAAGTTAGGTTTACGCCCCACAATGAGTGTAGTAGAAAAAAATTTATAATTGGAGTAATAAAAATGTTATTAAAGTTAATACCTAAAAAAATTAAAGTATGGCTGCTTAAGCGTCTATATAAAGATATAGCTGCTGAAGGTCGTATGGGCGATACTCAACTTGCTCATATTAATAACTATGAATCTAAACTACTTAAATCGGTAGGAGGTTCAGGAACTATAAACCCTGCAACAGGATTGATTGAGTTCGTAGGCGGTGGCGGCAGCGGAGGAGGTACTTCTACTCAAACAGGAACTACCTATTCATCTAACTTGCCTGAGTACGCTAAGCCGTACTACGAAGAGCTATTAAAACAGACGGGTAAACAAGTTTATAGTACAGATGATGCCGGGTATGTTACGGGTGTTCAAGGGTTTACTCCTTATGAAGGTGACCGACTAGCGGGTTTTACTGATCAACAAAAAACATTACAAGGCCAAGTAGCTGGGTTAACTCCTACTGCAACTGGGTATACTACAGGCGCAGGTAACGTAGGTGCGGGCACTGATTTAGGATTAGGTACTGCAGGTACAGGTATATCTCGTGCTTTAGGTTATGACGCCGCTGCAATAAAAGATTTAAGTATGGCAGATAGAGCTGAGTTTGATGCAGCTGCTGCAGCTAAATATATGGATCCTTATCAAGCCAATGTTACAAACATGCTCAAAGAAGACGCTAGGCGTGATGCAGCTATTGCTAAATCAGGTAGAGGTATGGGTTCTATAAGAAGAGGTACTTTTGGTGGTGGTAGACAAGCTTTAATGGAAGGTCAAGCTAATAGAGACTTACAAACGCAATTAGCTAAGATAGGTTATCAGGGCGAACAAGACGCATTTAAATTTGCGGCCGATCAATTTGAAAGAGACCAAGCTAGAGATTTATCAGCAGATCAAGCTAACCTTCAAGCTGCTATTGATGCTCGAAGACTTACACAAACAGGCGAACAATTTGAAGCTGACTTAGATAAAAGTTTAGGACTTGCTGGATTAGAAGCTGGACTCACAGGCGGTAAAACTCAAGCCACTATTGCGGGCGATCAACGATTAACTGAACTTAAAACTTTATTGGCACAAAGCACTGACGCTGAGGAAGCTCAAAAACTAAATCAAGAAATACTTAGTCTTGAGTATCAACAGTTTAAAGAAGAAGAAGATTATGAAAAAAATCAAATGCAATATCTTAGTGATATTCTTCGAGGTAATGCAGGTGCATTAGGTTCTACCAATGTTCAATACGCAGCGGCCCCTAGTTTAGCTTCTCAAATTGGTGGCGGTGTAGCAGGTATTGCCGGTCTTTATGGTGCTCTCGGAGGAATGGGTTAATGAGTATTAAAAATATAATTCAACAGGAAAATGATCTGCAGGAGATGTCTCAGCAGTCATTGGCTAACTACCTTAATAATCCTACAGGTCAATATAATCCTTATCTTGTAGCCGGAGAGTTACAGCGTAAAGAACAATTTGCTCAAAGACAAATGGTAGAAGCTCCTCAAGAAACCGTAGTAGATGAGTTAGTACAAAAAACAATGCCTATGGGTGGAATGCCTATGCCTAGACCACAAGAAGCTATGGTGTCCGACACTATCACAGAAACTGGGATTGCTAACTTACCTGCGCCAAACATAGGGCAGAACTATGCTGAAGGTGGCATCATTGGGTACGAAGAAGGTGGGGAGGTAGAAGATTATACTGCTATGGAGATGCTAACAGAAATGGCTCAAGAGCCTGACTTAGTTGCAGAAGTAGGTGGGTCCGCGCTATTAAAAGCAGCTGGTGTAGCTTCTCCTTATATAAAAGGTGCAGGATTAGGCGCTTTGTTTTATTCGCCTGAACTAGGCTCAGCTGAAGATCCTAATTTTTTAGCTAAAATGCAAGGGCAACAGAACTTTGATAAAGGCGGTCTTGTTGATAAAATTCCGCTTCCAGGTTTTCTTAAGTTTTTAAAACCTCTTAAAAAACCGATAGTAGATACATACAATAAATTTAAAAAGAAAAAAGCGACGACCCCCCCTGCTACTCCAAAGAAAAAACTAACTAAGAAAGAACAAGACGCGTTTTTAAAAAAACAAAAAACTCCGCCTCAAACAGCTTTAGAAAAAGCTAATCAGTTTAAAGATACTCGCTCTCCAACACAAAAAATTAAAGACAAAGCTAAAGAATTATACAGATCAACTAGCCCGGATAAAGGCCCCTTAACACGAGCTGGAATAGCAACGCTTAGAGGAGCTGGGCAGGGCGTTGGACCACTTACACGTGGTGCTAAAACAGCTGCTACAAGATACCCTGTAGAATCACTTTTAGGACTTGGCGGTCTAGGATATGGACTCTCTGAATACTTTGGCGAAACCGAAGAAGAAGAAGCAGCAAGGCTAGCAGCTGATGCAGCTAAAAAAGCAGCAGCTTCTCAAGCTGAGTTAGATAGAATGGAAAAAACAAGACTTCAAAATCAAGCAGAGCTTGACGCGGAACAAGCAAAACGAGATGCTGCGGCAAAACGAAGAGCGTACCTTGCACTTGCATTAGGTGGCGCTAAAACTATGGCAGGAGAATCACCGTTTGCATTAACTAATATTGGAGCAGGTTTAGGTACCGGCGTAGCCAGTTTAGTAGAGCTCGACGAAGCAGATGCAGCTAGACAATCAGCTGAATTACTAGCAGACGCTAAAATGAGGCAAAATTTATACGAGTTTAATCAGGAAAGGCGACTTAAACTAGCTGAATTTAGAGCCGAATTATCACAGGATATGGACTTTAGAGCAGCTGTAGATGCACAATTAGAAGCTTTAGGTCAAGACAGAACTACCATAGACTTAAAGACATTAGCAGAAATAGAAGAAAAAGTTGTTATGCAATTTTACCCAGAATTAGGGCCTACTCCAGGAGCCACTATGGTTAATGGAGAAACATACGCTGAGGTTTAAAAACTAATATGCCTGTATATACTACAACACTGCCAAACGGGCAGTCTATAAGAGTTATGGGGCCGTCAAATGCGACTCCTGAAACTATTCAACAAGCGGCACTTCAAATAGCAGCTCAACGTCGTGCTGCTCCTTACGTTGATACTGGAGAAAGAAACTATTCATTAGGCACAGCTGCAAGTAAAGCTTTTAGTCGTGGTACAGAAAGATTAAAATCTGGATTCGGTGATGTTATTCCTGCAATGGTAGGTAAAACATTAGGGTTTGATGAATTTGCTGAACGTCAAATGCAAGAAGCGCAAGCTTCAGAAGAACTTATTCAAAGAAAATATGCCCCTCAAATTAAATCTTACAAAGATGTAGATAGCGTTGGAAGCGCAATAAAATTTGGTGCAGAGACTGTCTTTGAACAAATACCCAACTTAGCTACTATGTTAGTTCCTGGCGCTGCAGCACCTCAAGTAGCTCGTATAGGTGCCGGTAAATTAGCTGCAACCGAGTTAGTTAAAAGACAAGCAGCGGCTCAAGGCATCGGTGTATACATGGGGTCTTATGCGTTAAATGCACCTGAAGTATTTAAAAATATTTACGAAGAAACAGGCGAACTTGCTACAGGCACCGCTGTTTTATTTGGAGCAGCTGCAGCTGCTTTAGACTCCGTATTACCCTCTACTATTCTTAAAAATATTACTCCATTTGAAAAGTCTGCGTTAGCAGCTAGTGTATTAAGAAGATCTGGTACACGTCCGGGTATTACTAAATCAGTATTATCGGGCATAGCCAAGGGTTCTGGTGCAGAAGCTTTAACTGAAGGTGCTCAAGAAGCTATTAGTATTAGTGCAGAAAACTTTGTTGCTGGGAACTCGCAGTATTTTGACAGTGAAGACTGGGATAGAGTTATGGAGTCAGCGGTACGTGGTGCAGTCGCTGGCGGTACATTTAGAGGCATAAGCGAGCCATTTGGTAGAGTCCCCGCAGAGCCTAAAAAGACAGAGCCTGAAGTTAAGGAAGAGCCTAAACAAAGCGACTTACAAGAGAATGCATTAAAAACAAAAGCAATTGCAGATGTAACAGAAGAAGAAGCTAAAAAGAATATGAAGAAAGAACCGACACCCGTAGAAACTAAAAATTATCTAGCAGAAAATAATGTAGAAGGCGGAAAGTTAAACCGATTAACAAGAGTTGTAGATACATCAGATATTGCAGTAGATAGCACTGGCAACTATTATTTATGGGAAAAAGGACCTAGTGGTTCAAACGAATGGGTAAAAGGAATTAATGAGGGGAGTGCTAGTGCTCCAATTACTGAAAAACAACGAGAGCAAATAAATAGCTTTGTAAATGGTGAAGTGTTTCGTAAAGGTGTAATTAGAGGAATAGCAGCCAAAATAGCAGGAGAAAAACCAGTAGTAGAAGAAGTGCAAACAAAAGCAGCTCCAGAACTACCTTATGAAGGGTTTAGACCTCCAGAAGGTATGACACTTGAAGAAGGTATAGCGTATTACAATGGGCTAGATGAAATAGAACAAGCTAATTATCAACCGCCAACACAGGAGGCCCCCGTAAATGAGACACAAACTGATGCTACAGAATTCGGAGAAGAAACTTTTGGAGGCAGCACTGAAGTACTTGGCGGGGCCACAGACAGAGTTGCCGAAGGAACTACAGAACTTGTCGGAGGAGAAGTGGGAGCAAGTGACCCTGTTGTTTCACCAGTTGGAGGAGGAGAGGGAGTCGTCAATCCTGCATTAGAAGAAACAGTAGAAGAGACTTGGGAAGCAATGTCTATCTCGGAAATTCCTTTTGCTGAACTAAGTACTGAAAATAAACAACGCTTAACAGAAGCAAAAGAAGATTTAGGGATTACTGGAGAACTTGTAGATCAAATTGATCAGGAGCTAGGGTTTCAAGAATCACGAGCTGCTCCCCCTAAAACGTACACCTTTGAAGGCAAACCTATACCTCAAAAACTTATTGACCAACATAAAAAAATGGAAGAAAGCGACGTCGCATCTGAGGGTGCAATGAGCACTCGGTCTGGGACTATTATATCTAAGAATTACTTAAAACAAGCAGAGGAGTTTTTAGGAGAAGACGTAACTACTTCAAGAGGTCGCGAATTTAGCCAGCTTATAAATAGAATTAATCGCCCAGGACAGTCGGCCCAAATAAATTCTATGAATAGATCTGTTTTTAAACAAGACCCACGCGACGCTGCTAATTTTGAAGACACACAAGAATCACGAGCTGGAATAAAAGATACGGGACAAACCGCAGCGACAGTATTAGCAGAACTTGTAAAAGAGTTTGGTAACAACGTTATTGACACAATAAAACGCGGCAAGTTAGTTATTGTAGATGACGTAAGTCAACTGCCGGCTAATATTAAAATGTCTTCTACGGCTAATGGCGCTTATGATTCAAATACTCAGACTTCTTATATAGTAGCTAACCGCATAGAAAAAGGTCAAGGGCGTCGCATATTATTACATGAGATAGGCGAGCATTACGGGTTGGAACGTATGGTGGGTAAAGACTACACCGCATTATTAAATCGCCTTAAAACTTTAAGAAAACAAAACGCAGATATAGATGCGCTCTTTGGTGAAGTGCAAGAGCTGTACCCAGAATTTGAAGTAGACAGTAAGCCTTTCTTACAAGAGGTCATGGCTAAGCTAGGCGAGCGTGCACCAAACAACACATTGTTTAGACGTATGGTAGGGGCAGTTAAAAACTTTCTACGCAGGTTGGGAATATACGACGTCAATCGTTTTAGCGACGTTGACATACAAGACATGATCTTAAACTCTTTAAGAGTTTCTCTAGCAGAGAGTACTGGTAAGTCACTGGCATCAAGTACATCAGGTACTCCAGCTCTGCAGATGTCTAAAAATGTAGAAGCTAAAGCAGCACTAGATGTTAAACGAATAATGAAAATAGTTGGTTCAAATATGTACGCAAAGGGTGACTCGGCTGCAGTAACGGTAAAAGAATTGTTACAAAATGCAGCTGACAGCCTTAAAAGTTTACTCGCTAAAGGAACTATAGAAAAGGGCAACATTGAGATAACAATAGGTAGGCCTTTCATTTTTAAAGATTATGGAAATGAAAACCGTGTTGTGTCAGTAAAAGACAGCGGCAAGGGGATGACTCCTAAAACTTTAAGTACTACTTTTATAACTCTGGGAGGAAGCGATAAAGACCCTGATGCTTCCGGTGGTTTTGGTGTGGCTAAAGCCCAATTTTTATTTGGTAATGAAGGTATTAACGTTGTTACTATGAATGACGGAGTAATTAGTGAATTAATAAGTACCGGTGAGGCGTTAAACAAAAGCGTAGAAGAGGGTATTCCTCTTCCCGAAGGAACCATTATGGCGTATTCTCCAGAAGAATATAATAAGATAATAATAAAAAGAGAAGAGGCTAGAACTAAAGAAGATTATAGACTAACTAATCAAGAGCTAAACGATGACAGTTTACAGCCTTACATGAGATTGTTTCCTGAAGGGCGTGGCACTATAGTTGAAGTTAAAATACCTGAAACTTATGAATCTCGTGATACTCAAGCAGATGAAGAAATTGATATAGAACCGTTTTTAAGTGGCTATCCAGAATTATCAGAAAGCCCTTTATTTTCAACTTCACCTGATGGAAACACAATAAAAAAATCTAACATAGAAGTACGTTTTCAAGGTGCCTCAGCTTCAGCAGAACTTGTACCCATAGGCGCAAACTTTCCTTCAGAAGACTTTGCCACTAATATTGATGTGGAGTTTCCGTGGGGGACTGCAAAAATTATCGTGTCTAAAGAAGAAGTTGAATATCCTAGTTACTATCAAAAAAATATAGTTGTACTTTCTAACGGACTATTTCAATTTGAAAGTGAATTAAGAGTCAACCCAAAAGATAGATTTGGAGACCTTATACAACGTAAATTTTATATAGACATTAAATCTAAAATACAACCAGGAGAAAAAGGGTATCCTTTTGCCAATAATAGGCAGTCGCTTATACCTGAAGCTGAAAGAGATTTAGAATTAATGAAAAGTTATTTGCAAAAAGAATTTGGCCAATTAGACCTAACTAATCAATTTAACAGCATAGTTAATACTAAATTTCAAATCTTGAAAAAACAAAAAGACGGGTCAATAATAGCCGAAGATATACCCTCTCTAGCTAAAACCGAAGAAAAAAATGCACAGGATGTTATTGAAACAAAACAAGATTTAGAAGTAACTAAAGCCGGGAAGCTAATAGATAAAAAAACTAAAGTTCCAGTATTAACAGCAAAAGATATAGCAGAGGTTGAAGTAAGTGCGGAGGGACTTCAGATTGAAAAAGGCATTATACCTGCCGATCAAGTAATAATTCACGATAATTTAGAAACTTCGTTGAGAGATATAGGAGAGGACCAACTAGCAGTTAACTTAGGAGATAATCAAGAATTTGTACCCATTACCCAATTAGCCAGAGAAAAATTTGGAAGCCGATTTGATAAGTTTATGAGTGAGATTGGGGAGGCTTTTCTTCTTCTTCGTAATCAAGTTATAATGTTAGGCAATCTTAAAGAAGGCCAATCAGGAAAGTTACCTAGAGACTACAATAAATTAGCTGACAATGTTGTGGGCATTTCTTTTGATGTCAGCTTTCGAGGAGTAAATATAGGTGGCGTACCGTTTCAAGGGATGTTTGTTAATCCGGGTGCGGTAGAGTTTACAAATTCGCCAGAAGAAGCGGGCGTAGGAATGGTAGGAACAATGCTACATGAGATGGCTCATTTTTATGAAAGAGATCATGAGGCTGGTTTTTCAGCTGAATTTCAACGCCTTATGGGACAACTTGAAGCAGCAAGTTTTGGAGAACAACCATTATTAAGTGGTAAAAAATCAAAACTTCGTAGTTTAACTGCGACTAAAAAAGCAGTAATTAAATCAATAAAAGACAATGAAGATATTTTTAAATTTTTAAATAGTATTAATCAGCCGGGAGAAATATATGAATATGGCAAAAGAAGACAACAAATACGGCCTATTGGAGAGCGCTTCGAAACTAGCGACCTCGAAGTTAGAGATGAACGCGCTTCTCAAAACATGGCTAAGCCTAGGGAACAGGGACGTACCAGACCAGAAAGAGTATCTAGAGATATTAGAGAAGGGGATACAGCTGAACGACGAGAGCAACAACGTGAATCAGTTTCGCCAAAAAGTAAAACAACTCAAGAATCAAGAGTAAATAATAAAAACATTCAGTTCTCTAAAGAGAACCCTCCAGGTGGAGTTAACCCTACACAAGACAATGCGTTGTTTAAATATGCAGGTCAGGTACAACAAAAAATGCCTACTCCTACAAAAGAATACATAAAAGGGGTGTGGGATAAAATTACAGAATTACCTACTTCAATTAAAGATGCGTGGACCGGTATGTTAGGTTTGCAAGCTATGATCGATCTATACGACAAATATCTACCAAGCATTAAAAAACTTATGAACACGTTAGAACGCCGTGCGGCAGAAGTAGAGACCACACGTGCAGAAGTAGATGTCTTAGGTAATTTAGGTATGGATATTATTCAAGGGAAAGAACGTCAGCTTATTGAATACGACGAAAAAACTGGACAAGTTAAAATAGATGATAACGGGCAAGTTGTTCTGACAGATAAAACAACAAGTAAAAAGTATACAGATGGGCAGTTAAAGAATTGGGAGCAAACAACTTACAAACTTTCAGAACGAGATATTGACCCAAGAGATCAAGCTAATTTTACTGATCCTGACGTAATGAAGTTTTTTAATTTACCACCAGAGCTTCAAGCATTGTCTATAGCATACACTGAAAAGTTCGAGCAATACGGCAACAACTTGTTAGACGCATACAAAACTGCGGCAGAAAAAGCTGTTCAAAAAGATGAGAGTGCTCAAGAAGTAGTGGAAAGAGTAGTAAAAGAATTTACTGAAAACAGATTAAAGTTTTATCATCCGTTTAGGCGTCGTGGGGATTATGTTTTATCTTACGTCTCAGACAAAGATTTGGCTGAACACAATCAAATCATGGAGGAAATAGACAACTCCGAGGAATCCTCAGATCAAAAAGCATTTAGAAAAGCAAAAGAGTTTAAAAGGTATCAACCTTTAGTCCAAACTTCAAGGTATGAAACTAAAGCGGCATATGTAGAAGCGGCTGTTCGACAAGGAAGCGCTGACGGAATTACTGTGTTAAAAGCAGAAATAGATCCTGAGAATAAATCACTTAGAGTAAGTGGTGAAGGGGCTGTTGGCATAATGCAGGAAGTAACAAGCATTTTACAAAAAACAGATGAAGAGGGAAAACCTATAGTGGACGAGGCTGTGATTAAAGAAGTGGCTGGGTTATTTTTAGATGCTCTTCCGTCTCAATCAATTAAGCAACAGTCACGCCAAAGACTTGGTACAGGGGGTTACATCGAAGACGTAGTAGGTGGCTTCATTGATCTAGGTGCACGTATGGCAACTCAAGTTGCTAACCTAAAATATATTCCAGAGATTAATGATAATATAAAAGACGTTAATAATGAGAACGCTGAGATGCAAGCAGAATTAGACCCTACTAATCCAGAAGACGTTTCTTTACAAACTTCGCTTAGTTCAGCAGTAAATAGATTAGAAGACTCTAAAAGCTTTTTTCATAACCCTGTAGCCGGCCCAATATCTTCTAGGTTTGCTTACTTAAGTTATCTTACTTCTATTGCTGGTAATGTGTCTTCTGCATTGGTTAACGCCACTCAGTTAGCTATTATTGTCTACCCAACACTTGTTGCAGAGTATGGGTTTGGTACAGCTAATAGAGTAATGGGGCAAGCTTTTAGTTATTACTTTGGTGGTGGCAAAGATAGTAACCGAGGTTTTTTACCAGATCAATCTTTTGGGATGAAAGACGGTAAACTACGAACAGATTTACCAGAAGACTTACAACAGCTTTACAAAACCGGAATAGATAATAGTGTGTTTCGTAGGGGTGTAGGCTACGAACTTACTGAAATGCGTAAGACAAATGCTAAAGACTTTGTAGGTACTAAAGCTAAGTTTGATGCATTAATGGGTTGGATGTTTCAAAATACAGAACGAATGAACCGAGAAGTAACTTACATCGCCGGGTATTTAGCGGCTAAAGAGAAAGGTGATTCCTTTGAAGTGGCTGAAGAAAAATCACGAGAGTTTACTCGTAGGTCACATGGTACTGCGCTTCCTGAAATAGGACCTAAATTCTTTCAACAAGGATTTGGTAAAGTGATGTTTACCTTTAAACGTTATGGCCATGCAATGCTGCATTTATTATTTAAATCTTTTAATGATGCATATCGAGGAGAATCTAAAGAAGTAAGAAACATAGCAAGAAAACAAATACTAGGTATCTACGGCGCTTCGTTTACTTTTGCAGGATTACAGGGAGTACCGTTATACGGATTTACTCAAGCGTTAGCAGAAATGATGTATGCAATGTTTGGTGATGAAGATGAGCCTTTTGATTTTGAAGAATCTACACGGGAAATATTTGGAGACATAGGATACCGAGGCCCCCTTAATAAACTACTTAATGTGGATATTGCATCGCGTACTGGGTTTGCTAACTTAATTTGGCGAGAAGATCCACGTCGTGTATCTGAAGTTGGACTCATGCAGTATGTGTTAGAACAAGGTTTAGGACCTTCCTTCTCTTATGGTCTAAGCGTTAATCGAGGATTACAGGATATGGCACGAGGTAATATATATCGCGGAATAGAGCAGACGCTTCCAGCCTTTGCGCGTAACCCTCTAAAAGCTATAAGATATGCTACCGAAGGAGCAGTGAACAGAAAAGGTGCTGAAATATCTCCGCTAAATCCACTTGATGGATTCTTGCAAATCTTTGGGTTTACTAATGAAGACCTCTCTTTACAATATGCACGTAATCAATCAATGAAACAAGCAGAGAAAAACTTTAATGCTAGACGTTCTGGTCTTTTAACCGCAGCTTATTTAGCTCGCAAGAACGGCGACTTTGATATGATGAGAGAAGTACAAAGTAAAATAAATGATTTCAATAGAAGCACTATAGGTAGCGCAAACCCTATTACCGGATCTACTCTAAAACGTTCTTATAAAAATAGAGAAGACTCAATCAATAATAGCGTTGGTGGTATCACTCTTAACAAAAGAATTGAAACCGCTGTTCGAGAAGATATGGGCAGTTAACTAAGCATCCACGTTCTAACACCCATTAGATTATCTTCTACTACTACTAACGATTTCACTCTTACCTTTGCTCTTTTAGCTCCACTTTCAATCGCATACAAAAGATCCGGCGCTTTTACTGTGGGAATAAAAAAACTATCTCCGGGCTCCATAGATGAAAACGGCAACACCCATTCAGGATCATTGTGTAGCCGCATTTTTTATCTCAACTTTTGCGCCTAATGTGCTTATTGCAATTTTATACACTGACGTAGCTGCTTTAGAAACGTCTTGCCATCCAGCCGTCATGCGTTGTTTTACGTCGTTCCCGACTTGAATGTCTACCCCCAGTAGTTTCATTTGATAAACAAACTCTTTAGTACTTATAGTAAGCTCAGCTAAATGCTGATCAAAGTCTCGCTTGGATAAGTAGATAAAGTTTTTGTCGTGGTCTATGCGAATAGTAAGTTGTCTATCAGGAGCCGACTCCATCTTACCGTCTCTAAATACAAGTTGCTTATCTAGATTGGTATTCATATAAGTATCTAAAATATCTTCATAGTCTTGATCATTAATTTTAACTACTTCATCTCTAATAGTAATCATCTCACCAATAATAAATTTATAAATCCTTTCAACGTCCACCGTTAGAATATTAGACTCATTTACAATCTCTCCCGCAGTCATAGTTACGGCTACTAAATTTTCATAGAAACGATATGCAGTATCATTACCAAAATCTTCTACAAAACGTTGCTCCCATTTAGCGAGGTTGGCTTTAATTTTAGGAATATCCCCATAAGCATAAACCGCTTTTACAAAATCAGGACCGGCCCACCCGTAATCACTATTAAAAACATCAAAGATTTCTTTACCAATACGCGCATTGTCCATAAATGCTTTAGGTTTTCTGACTGTAAATTCAATCAACCTAGCCGCCTCTCCATTAGGGTTAGACCTAAGCTGTTTTAATTTATCGATCAATGAGTGATTAGAAGTTAGTATTGCTATCACAGATGCAGGCGCTTCTACATTACGTTCTTGGTTAGTTGATGCTTGCATCCTAAGCTTTGCTTTTCCTGAAGATACACCTAAAACAAAATCAGAAATATGGTATGCACTCCTATTGCCTACTTCATCCCACCCTACAGGTAAGCTGTGCAGTGTCAAAAATCTTTGTTGTAAAGCTAATGGGGTAGTAGTCGTGGCATATACATTTTCCGGTTCTCCCCATATACTAGTCGCCGCTTTCAATGCGCCTGTTTTAGCTGAACCTGATTCTCCTGTCAAAGAAATGGCAACGCCTGACGTAGAAGAAAACTCCATCAAGATAGAACCAAAACCACACAGCATAGTAAACATATGCATCTCTAATCCGTTTTGGTTAAGCTTCTGTGCTGCAGTTCTCCAATTATTATACGTACCGCTTTGTGTTAAGAAGGGGGCAATAGTTTGAGCTAGGTTAGAAATAGGAGTGTCTTTCTCCGTACCATCCCTTCTTAATTCCTTTCTCCCTAAAACAAACGAACTCTTGTCTTGGTTCCAACCCATCTGATCATACATGGTGTCAAGCTTGCCCTTGCGCTGCATATCTGTTGCGTAGTCTATAAAATATTTCATAATGTAATCCTCTTGTTGTTTAGATTGATAATAAATTCCCTGACTTGTTAATATTTTTCTTAACTCTGTAGGATCGTATACTGTCTTCATGGGCAGGATAAATTCTAATAGCCCGTCGTGCGGGTGATACACATTAACGAGTAAACAGTTTTTATCTATAGAGCTTTTTAAATGTTTGACTACAAGCATTTCATAGTCGTATATTAGTATCTGATCCTCAAAAGATGCCCCTCCTTTTTTATCGTGTACTGTAACAGTCCTGTATACCCCTCCATGATTTTTCCCTATCCAATAGCCTTTATCGTCTAAAGTTTGAGGTAATCTGTTTTTCTCTTTTTTAGGTATTGTAATAACCTCGCCCTCTATTGCAGCCGCCTCAACTACCTCCGCTTTGATAGGCACCTTACATAACTGCAGTGGCGTAGAAATCTTCTTCCAATGAGGACACTTTGTACAAATGCCGGGGTTGTTATTATCTATGTCTGCACATGTGTGGGGTTTACCTTGAGTAGATAAAGCTTTTTCTTCTGTCTCTTCGTGAGTGTATCCCGGATGATCTTTGGATAATACATGAACCCATTTGTCTCGATCTACAGAGTTTTGAATGAGCGATACAACGCGCCACCACACAGGTTCAGGTGCGCTCTTAACATTATCAATATAATATTTTACTTGAGCACAACCTTGATCATTTTCTTTAATGCTGTTTTTTAATAGCACCTCAAACTTGTTTTCAATGTTTCCATACTTTAGCTTTTTCTCTTCTTCAGTAAAACTCTGTTGTGTCACTAACTCTTCAAGCGGAACTTCTTTGCTCTCAATGCAACTCATAATACGTTTAAGTTCGTAAACAGGTGCATCCTTTAATATCAAGGTGGGCCTAGGGGGTTCGGATTTGTAATTGTTTGTGTCGGGGCATCTTAAGATGCGTGCCGAATCTGCAGTTACAGAAGGATCAATCTTTAACCCCATGCTTATACAAAACTTTTTAAGTCTTTCAGCTAATGGTTTCCATTCTTCCCCTGTAAGCTGATGTTTCAAAAACCAATACACGTGAATGCCATTACCACTATTTACAATAGCAGGCATAGGTAACTGAGTCTTCTCAATAAAATCACCTAACGCTAGTAGCGCTTCTTTTTGAGATGCGTATTCTTTATTCTCACCTACATCTAAATCAAGATAAAAAGATTTAATAAATTTAGTACGAGCTGCTTCACGCTTTTGAGTTTCAAAAGTGCCCATAGCAATAAAAGTATTGTGGTGTTCTTTGTACTTGTCTATTAAATTAACGGCTTCATCTAGAGTTTGTGCGAATGCTTGATTAAAAAGTTTTGTGTTTGGTTTATTATAAGCTATGCAATAAATACCTTCGTCGGGTAATGCTTTGCTATAAAATTCATTTAACATATTTGCCTTTACTTTTTTAGTCGATAAGACGCCCCTACACTAATGTGCAGTTTTTTAAAACCTTCGGAGCGTTATCTATTCTACTCTTATCGGATTAATCTTCAACCCCTAATTTAGGGACTATTTTAGTATTTAAAAATTCTTTAGCTAATTTTAAATGCGACAACGGTAGAGTATCTGTATGATTCTCAAACTGATCATCCCACGCTTCATTAAGTGCTTTTAGAAATTTTTTAATTTTAGTACAGTTCTTGTCTCTAATAGGAGAGCCTCGGAACCAACTATGAATAGTCATCCGAGACACCTCAAAAACTTTAGCGACTTCAGTGATAGGAAGGTCTGCATTTACACAGGCCTTCGCTAACTGAACTCCGGGTCTATCTTTGTCAAAAGTATTAAGCTCTATTAAAAACTCTGGGCTATATTTTTTTGGCATAGTTATTCCTCTGCAAACTGTTTAAGAATATCTGCCAAATCATCAGCAGGTTTAGGTGGTATTTTGCCATCAGATCTAACTACTGGTTCGTCTTCTTTAACGGCAGGCGCTTCTTCTGTAGCTGTCACTTCTTCAAAAGTCTCAGGAGCCTTATGCTCATAGCCGGCAACTGCTTCAAAGCCAAAGCGATCAGCGCTACCTGAACCCCCTTCAACATACTGAATAACTTGAACCGCTCTAAGTCTTAAAGCGACTCCGGCGCCAATCAAAGGGGTGTAGTATGCGGCAACTGAACCATTTACTTTTAACTCCGAGCCACCCCAAATATTACTGTCTATCATAGGGATACCCTTAGCATCAAAGATAGCTGGTTTATACGCTGCTTTTGATTTAAACTTAAGTATGATGTTACCTGTAGGTTGGCCGGCATCATCAAGCTCTTCGGAAAATGGAGGGGGTGCTTTCTTAATTTCAGCCCCCTTCGCTTTCTTAACTTCTTTTTCATAGTTCTCAGCATACACTTGGTTAATTAATTTTAACGCAGGTAATGCCTCTTCTTTGGCTATAATGAGATTTACTTTATAGTCGCCCTCTTCCGAAAATTTAGTATCCGGTTTAGATAACCAAGGGTATTGCGCAACACCTTGAGGTGTTGTAAATGTTACAGGCTGTTGAGCCATAGTCATTCTCCTTATTTACTAGTTGGTTTACGTACAGTTATTTTAAACTCTCTCATCGTACTGATACCAGGAGGGAGACCCTCCTCCTCTCGTGTACTTAAAAACTCTCTAAAGTTCGACTGACTGATGCGTTGCTGTAATAACTCCAAAGCTTGGTTTTCTAATACATAAGATTTAAAGTTATCCCAATCCCCGCATACAAAGTTTTCTTTAAGGGTTTTAATAATCGTACCGCTTTCGGTGCGTAATGTTTCTGCACCAATGTGATCACAAGTTTCTAGCATAGCACTCTCTAATCTATTCATCTGATCTTTGAGTTCACTATCCTCTTGCTGATATTTCTTAGCTAACTTATCTCGCTCTAATCTAATAGCCAAATAAGCTTTCACTAAGGAATCTACTTTTACTTCGCTCATAGTCCTATCTCCTCTCTATATAAATCAACTAAATTCATATGCCTATCTACTTTACCTTGTAGCATTGCATACATCCTCTTCTCAATTGCCGAACCCTGTAAGTGTACTACTGTCATCTTGTTCTTTTGTCCCACTCGATCAATCCGCGCTATACATTGTATGTAGACTTCAACACTCATCACAGGAGACCAAAACACTACAGTGTCTGCTCGTGTAAGCGTGATGCCATGCGCTACGGTTTGTGGTTGTAAGACCAAGACTCTTGGGTCGTTGGCATTTTGAAACTCTTTAATAATTTGTGTGCGATTGTGGGCCGACACACTCCCATGAATAATTTGTGTAGTAATGTTATGTTCTTCTAAATGTTGTGCCACTATATCTATAGTGTGTCGATATGGTACAAATACCAAAAGCTTATGCGCTGTTTGTTCTATAGTATCTACAAGTTCTCTAAGTCTAGGTTTAATATCAAACTGCACAACTTGATGGTCGTCAGTATATACTGCGCCTCCAGAAATCTGTAATAGTTTTGTCATGGCTGCGGCTGCATTTACTGAAGTTATCTCTTGCCCGGCTGCTTCAATAATCATTTCTTTCTTCAGTTTCTTGTAGTATTTTTCTACTTGTGGCGTAAGTGGTATCTCTCTTGTTTGGTAAGTTACGTCCGGTAAATCAAGGCAATCATTTTTAGCAAAACGTATGGCAGGTTGCAAGGCATTGAACACTACCTCTTGGCTATTCTGTTTAGGCATCCATTTAAATCTAGTAATCTGATTCATAACTTTATCGCGCCATGCCGTCTTAAATTTAGGCACGCGGTCAGGACATACTAATCGAGCCAAACCAAATGCATCTTCCGGAGATTGAGATGCCGGAGTTCCAGTCATCATCCACAATCGTGTTTCAGGTTTAAGTATCTTCGCTAAAGTTTTCCATCGTTTAGTCGTCACAGACTTGTAGGCATTGGCTTCGTCTACTACAATCAAATCAAAATTAGCTTTAGCAATATCGTCTCTAACAATATTTACTCCATCATAATTAATAATTACAAATTCATATTGAGTGTTATTAATAATCGCGCGTCGATCTTCAGCAGAACCATAAGCCACACCTGGAGTTCTATGTATACAGGTATTGTATATATCGTTTTTCCACGCTGATGTCATGATTGATAATGGACAAATAACCAAAACTCTTTTAATCTTACCCTCATTCATTAAGTAATCAGATGCCCACAAGACACTAGATGTTTTGCCTGTACCGGCCTCATTAAAACAAAAAGCTCTGCGATTCACACTAAAAAATTCAGACGTAGTTTTCTGATGATCGAACGGATGAAATCTACCGGACCATTTATAGTCTCGAACAATAGGTGAGGGTGGGAATTTTTTAAAGTTTAATAAATCAGATAATAACGTCATCTCATCTAGACCCCATCGAATAACAACGTCAGACATTGTCTCGCCAGTCTCTAAAACTTTAAATTTTTTAATGCGCTCTTGTATCGCAGGCACCACTGTGTTTGGCACCGTTAATTTAACAGCTACGTTTTCTAGTATTTCCATAATGTCCTCTCATTGAAATAACAGTATGGACGCTATTTAAATACAAGTCAAGCTATATTTTATTTATTTGCTAGGTATTGTTTATTTTTTATTGAGCTGTCTGAATTTCTTTTGAACGATCGGTTGTTAGATTTTGATTGAACTGTGTAACCGTCTTTGTTGCTACCGCCTTTTGATAAAGGTTTTTTGTGAGCTAAATCTTTACCTTCTCTCTTGTCCGCCACGCCATTACCGTTAGCATCTTTACCATTCTTATCTACTTTGCGTCTAAGCTTTTGGCGCTCCATACGATTAGAATGTTCTTCACGACTTTTTTGCTGCTGATACTCTTTCTTATAAGGTCTTTTTTTATTTACATACGCCATGATTAGCTACCTCTTTACACCAAAAAATAAATTCTTCTACTTCCATGTTACCCCGAAAGGAGTTCACGGCTCTACAAACTATCTGTATATTATCGTAATTATACTCTTTTCCCGCATGAATTCTATCTATACTTGCATTAGTCTGTATAACTTTTCCTCGCACTCGGATGCACGTAAGTTCTCTCCCAGACAACGCGCACTTATAATCTTGCTCTGCCACTTTGTATATCAACTGATCAGTGGTTAAAGTTGAGTCTTTCTTTTTAGACAGCAGATGTTTAAAGTACGCTATCCAATCGTTGTTCATCCTTTGGTACCGACGATTAACTTTGTTTACGCCCCGGCATTTTTTAGAGCATGTCAAATACTTTGGGTGAGTAGTAGTAAATTTATCCCCACAAACAACACAGGCAACTCGTTTTTTATGCATTAACGTCTAGGCTTGTGGTGTTCGCATGTCTCGACAGGACACCATCCACACAATGGCGTAGGGTTAGGTATCCATTCATCTTTATCGTAAGACATTGTTAGCCGATCTAACGGTTGTTCAAATGATTTCCAAGCCCTGTGTATCCCATCTCTAGTATACGACTCTTGAACAAAACTATTTTTCATACAGAATAACAGTCCGGCTTTTATCTTATTAACTTCAGGGAAACAAACAAACGCCATGAGTGCCATGAGTTTTAATTGTTTAGTGTCTGGGTATCTATTCGACCCCGTCTTGTAATCAATGATAAAAGCTTTGTCGCCATCTACAATAACCAAATCGGCTATGCCTCGTACCCATCTATTCTCGTCATCAAAATCGCACTGCTCCATTTTTTTAGTCAACGCCATTTTATATTCGGGGTATTTAACTCCGGGTATAGCCACCAATGTGTCTACCATTTTCTTGAAGCGCATATAGTTTTTAGCTAGAGGTTTACCATCTCTGACATAAAGTTCTAATGCTTCATGAACTTCCTTCCCATAAATAGTTTGAGGGGTGTCTATGAATGAATAGTTTTTTAGTATCCTTACTTCTTGATACTTCTTAGGGCAGTTGATGTATTCTTTTAGGGAAGAAAAACTCCACGTAAAATCGGCCATTATTTAACTATCTCCACTTCCGATTGAGTTTCTATCCAAACATGTGCACCACATGACAGCGGTTTGTTTGGGCTATATACTACTTTAGAGTCCCCTTTTATATTTACTTCATGTGCATAGGTGTTGCTCTTGTATGTCTTAACAGTCAATACAGGCTCTTCTACCTCGTTCTTTCTGTTCGACTTTATGACATGTTGATTAACATGAACAATGGTCTTCAACGTCCTTGGCCCCTGTATTTTTTAAACGAATTACGAAAGCTTTTATTCATAGTCGAAGTCTTGGCCACTCGTCCGCCCTGACTCGTTCGTTTGTGCACAGGCTCTCTTACTTGTTCCGTCTGTTTAATTTTTGCCATTAATCATTTTCCTTAAATAAAAAACATGGGGTATTCTCGCCTACATACGCCCCCATCATGTTGTAGTAAAAATGCTCTAATGCGTCTTCTTCAGTCATCTCATCTTCGCGCATCAACTTTGCTATTACTTGTTGAAAGCTATAACAAACTTTGTCTTCGTTATCTATTCCCTTAACAACGCCTATTATGCAGTCATCAAAGTAGTCCATTATCATTAACCCATCGTACATTTCGTGCAACATTATTTATCCTTAGTAAAAGTTTTAGGGTCTACCCCTACGAAGCCACAGGATTGTGGTTCGGTTATTTCAAATCCAAATACATCAGGGTGGTCATCAGGAAGATTGCTATACTCTGTTAATAAACAACTCGCCGCCATGTATTCACTGCAATTCTCATGGTAGTATGCTATCGCTGTTTGGCAGTCATTAAAATACCCTACGAATTCTAAATCGTCGTAGTCGCCACTTAAACTAACTGTAAGAATAAATGCGCCCTCTGTTAAAGTCATATACTATTTATCCCACCAACGCTCGCGCTTTATCTCTGCAAGTAGCTGATTATAAGTTAATTTAGTTCTATCCTCTTCAAAATCTACACTCAATAAATACCTAGTTTCTTCAAAATTATACACCGTATGTGCAACTTGCGCATTAAATAAGTAATAGGTCTGTGGCTTGTACTTTAACTCAATAAACTTGCCTTTGACGTTGCCCCGTGCTACATTTGTCCCGCGTTTTAAATTTGGGTTAAACATACAATGGCTACTGTCCCAGTTATTTAACAACATGTTGACCCCAACTCCTCTATCAGTATCAATATGCCAATCGTAGTAAGTGTTAGCCTCCAACTTAATAATCCCGGCTTTAAATGGATGCGCTCTATATAAGTATTTCCACCAAGGATCAACTACCCAATCATCTTGTACTTCTATAGCTTTAAAATTATAATAGTCAATCCACGAATCCTTACGTGCAGTAATTGCCCGAAGGTACATCATCTCCGAAGCTATCGACTCGTCAGGTATCTTAAAAAAGTAATTAGCATTCGCCATAGTTTTTCCCAAAATTCCCTTCGCACGTTACCGGCAAGCCTTTTGCCCATGACGGTGCTTTATTCATAGTCTGCATAATAAAACGTAATGCTTCATATTTTTCTGCCTCCGGCGCAACACACACCACTGCGTCATGCACAGTAAGTAAGGGTCTATATTTAGTATCAATAACAGTCATTTGTAATCCAATAACTATCCTAGCCAATGCTTGAACTACGTTCTCTACGACTGCACCGCCCCAAATACTAATCTCTCCACGTCTTGATGTATAAGTATAGCCGTCATTTTTTAGCTCTAAATTTGGGTAGCGTAAATACAATCCGTTGGGTAGTTTTAATCCTTCGGGTGTAACCAATACACAGTTCACTTTGCTTAAATAATAAGCAGGTTTATCTTTAGGCCAAGACGCCATAAATTTTAATGCACGGTCGCATTCTTTCCACAGTTTTACCACCTCATGGTTTACTTCTCGATATAAATTAACTAATCTTTGTGTAGCCATCTCGGTCATTTCTACACCCGCATTAATCTTTAATACATCTCGCAGTTTCTTTGCCCCAGTACCATAACCTAATCCCAAGATACAAGTCTTACCTACGGCTCGTTCGGTCTTATTTACTTGAGGCTTGGCATAAACTTTAGATGCAAACACTGAATACACGTCTTCCCCCCTTTCAAACTGTTTAAGTACGTCGTGTTGTCCGGCAAACCAGACTAGTATACGAGCTTCGATCTGCGAAGAGTCACAATTTATAATCACGTGGTTGTCTGGGGGGAGGATAGCGTTCTTCAATGCCTTTTGTTTCTTGTCGCGCGATGGTAGGTTCTGGAAGTTTACTTTGTCTGAACCGGCCCAACGTCCTGTATGTGCGCCATAATATTTTAAGGGTATAGGGAGTTGATTGTGGTTGCGTTGAGCTATACCAATGAACCGCTCTATACGAGTTTCTTCAATCGTAGATTTGGTGCCGAGTCTTACTGCACATAGCTCTTGTACAAAAGCATTGGGGTGTTCACATAAAGCTAAAAACCCTTGGTCGCCCTTGGCCAATGCATAAGTTTCTTTCCCTGTTGTTGGGCTTGTCTTCATTGGTACTGGTACATTTAGCTGTTCCAACACGTTAGCAAACTGTTTATTACTTGCTAATCTTTTACGCACTTCTTCTACTTCACATTCAAGTTTGTCCGCAAGTGTTTGTAGTAGATTAAGCTTTTCACTCTTGACATCTTTCAATCTATCCACAAGTAAATCTGTGTCTAACTTTAACTCGGGTAAGATGTACATGCGTAATGTAATATCAATAAGCCTAAGTTCATTAGCCGGATAATTAATAGCTAACTTCTTGAATAGCTCGTAAGTGAGCTTCACGTCGTTCTTACAGTACACCCCGTATTGACGTAGCTCATGGTCGCGAAAGTCTTCTATGCGTTTACCTTTAGCATCCAAGACTTCTGTACCTTTTTCTCCCAGTTTGTAACGTTCAGCCAAAGCTTTAAGTGAACCCCCGGCATCTACTCCATGTATTGATCTTGCCATACACAAGGTGTCTAGGTATTTCATCGGCTCTGCACCAAACTTCCATTTAAGAATAGCGCCATCAAACAAAGTGTTGTGACACAATAACATTGCATCAGCCCACGCGATGTCGGCTATGGCTTTTGCTACTACCTCTTCTCCGGCATACCATTCTGTTTTTCCGTCATCTATTTTTATTGCTACACCAATGATTTGGAATCGCTCATCATTAATGTATTCTTCTGTTGTCATTCGAGATAGACTAAATCCCACATCGTAAAATGTTTCAAAGTCAATCGTTATTAGATTCAAGTTTTCCCTTTCGTTTTTTTATACAAAACCCTTTTAGATTCATCACGCCCATGTCTGATTCTATTGAGCAATACCACTTGCCCCCGTGGTTAATCTTTGCGTCATCGCCACACTTACAACACACTGCGGGGCCAATTCTGTTATCTTCTTTAATTATAGTCATTATGTCAGCAACAGATAAAGCGCGTAACTCGCCGTCACAATCACTACAGTATTAACAAAATACTCTAATACTTTGTAATCCCTTTCTGATAGAGAGTGTACATCTTTCTCATCTTCATCAGGATCTTTATGTTCTTGAGGCCACACAGTCATGTCGTTCTCCTTATAGTTTGTTAGCATAAAATGTATGCTCGTCCCGGCATTCAACTGAACACCATCTTCTTTTATCTTTTACTTCTTTTTCACACCACATGCATTTGCCGGTGCCGTTTTCTTCAACAGACGTGTCAACACTTTTTAGAGTCGCCTCTAATTGTTTCTGTGCTTCGTTATTGGCTACGTCTATCTCGTCACTCATACCATGTGACCTTTTGCCCACGGGCTTGTAGCCCTAGCCTGTTTTGTAGTCAACTTCGGAGGCAGTGTTAGTCTACCCTCTTTCTCAAATCGTTCTAACACACTAACCCCCACCCCCGCGTATAAAGCAATTTTACCCCTAGTTGTCTTTGGGTTTTTCTCCATATATGCTATCGCTCTTGTTAAAAACTCTTGTTCTTTTTCATCTGAATAATGTCTACGTTTCACAGTCATTTATTTCCTTTCTCTAATTTTTTGATTTGTCTATTAGCATACCACACCATCTTTTTTAAGTCTTGGGCTTGGTTGCCTTTGTGTTTGCACCTTAATAAATATTTACCACACTGCCAAAGTAATGGATCGTCAGGGAAAAACTCCTCTAACACTTCTATCACTTCAAACTTGGTTGTAGTGTAATGTGCTGGGTGGCTCACAACATCATCTTTTAGGTCTGCTCTCATGTTTTACTCTCCAAACTCATCACTCGTTTACCTTTAACGTAATACTCTAACATCTCAATATTCGTCTCGTCAATAATTAGTGAGACTCCTTGTTGCATACTTATCTCGCGTAAGTGTTTCTGTTGTAAGGCCGTTGCTTTGTTGCCATTGGCTTTACACTCGATCCCGATAAACTTACCTTTGTAACATGCGACGATGTCAGGTACACCACTTGCCCCATATCCTCCCGTTGAGGCATAAAAGTAGTACGCACCAAGTTCTTTAAGCTTGGCACATACTTTTTGTTTTACTTTCTTTTCGGGTGTTGCCACTATGATTCTAGTGGCGGAAGTTCATCAGCTGATGGCGACTCATAGCCCACTATGTCGGGTAGGTGTGAACCATCCAATGTAAGTGGGGGTAGGTCATCAACTGTTGGGTTGTCGTATCCCGCGATTTCCGGAAGAACTGTTTCTTCTCCAAGATTTATAAGGTCAATACCGGCATCCTTTGATGCCAGTGCTTTAGCCTCTGATTCTGAGATAGTTTCAACTGTGACTACCGCGGGTGTTGACGCGGGTGCGGGTATGTCTTCACCAGACACATAAATAAGTCCACCCACTGCTACGATAACTGCTAATGCTATTGCGTTTTTCTTTGTTACTTGGTTCATTCACTCTCTCCATTTAATTAAAATAAAATACTGCTCTCTCTGTTACACATCACAATTACCATTCGGACATCCATGAGATAAAATCTCGTCTGCAATGTCCTCTGATATTTGTTGATGTTCGTGTTGCTTTATTTCGGTTTCAAGATGCTCTACAAACTTCTCGTCTTTCATTATTATTGTTAGCCCTTCGATAATTCGATTAGCCTCCTCTCGCTCTTCATTACCTATGCTATGTTTATCTAGTAAGGCAACGAAGTCCATGAGTAATCTACGAACTTCGAGAAAAATATGGTGTGCCATTAACTCTCTCCGATTTTTATTGGAGTATT